GTTAACTCCATGTCATTCAACCACTTAACCTAGTATCCTCGACGCCTTGAGGAAGCGAGGAAAGGGGGGTGGTAAAACCCCTTCCTCAAACCCTACACCATGTGGGACAATTGGCACTTCGTGCCATGCTCTGATCGCCTGGCCGGGATGGCCGAGGTACAGCGCAGGCATGAAGCTAATCCCAGTCCGAGAAGTCTAGACCAGCCGCCTTCGACTCGATCTTCCGCACCAGTCCGGGGACATTGTCCGGGTCAATCTCGTCGCCGTCTGGGCCGGTGCATGAGACGATGCTGGTGGCGTCCCAGTCGATCTCCCAATGGCCGCATTCCTCGGTGCCGAATTCATGGTCGAAGCTGTCGTCGATCCATTGCACCTCGATGTCCAAGTTCACCATGTAAACCTCGCCGGCCAGGGTCACTTCGATCTCTCGCTCGCTCACTTGCCGGCCCTCCACTTGTTCCGGAGAAGCAAGGCTTCCCATGCCTTCCGGTATTCGGCGGTCATGCGGTCAATCAGCGCACGCTCCAATGGCGTCAGCATCTTCCGGCCAGGCTTGGCCCTAGCTTCCCGGGGTGTCTTCGCCGTCCTCATCGGTCGCCCTCCCTGTCCCGGATGCCGAAGGTGTCGTTCCGTACCAACTTGAATTGGTCCGTAGTCATGTGCCGGATGACGCCGTCATGGTCCAGCACCACGGCGAAGACATCGTTTGAGAAGCTCCCGCCGTCCCGGACATAGATCAGCATGCCGTAGCCGAGCGGAGTCTCGACGAGGATGGGGTTGCGGAATTCGTGAATCACGGCCGGCCTCCCTTCAGCTTGATGACCCGGTCGTGGTAATGCCAGCCCTTGCCGGCGAGGTAGGCACGCACAGTCGCCGTCGCCATGCGGCCGTCCGTGCGGATCAGAATGGTCACATCGCCTTCCTCCATGTCCAGCTCGACCTTCTGCTCGCCGGCGAGATTCTCCAAGGCGTTCACGATTAGGTTATCAGCCCAGGCTTCAAACCCAAGCCGCTGGACCTGCTCCGGGTCGTTCATAGCTTCTGGTTCTCGGCCTTGAGGATGTTCACCCGGAGAAGGATTTCGGCCAGGCGTTGCCACGCCTCGGTCTTCTGCTCCTCGGTTGCGTCCTTGTCGTCGATGATTTCGCCCTGCTTCACCGAAGACCAGAGGAGTGCGGCGATCTCGCGCCGGTTCGATATCATCCTCATGCGGCTCACGACTGCACCTCCCTTGCGTCCGGGGTGATGGCACCGGCCGTGATGGCGTCGGTCAGACGATCCACCTCGGCCTGGAGGTTCCGGTTCTTGGCATCAAGAAGCTCAAGCTCGGCGTGACGCTCATTATTCTTGATGACTAGGTTGTCGATACGCTCATGGAGCATGGCGTTTTCTTTGCGCAGGTCGTCTACCTCGACGCCCATGCAACCGATGGTGTCGGCGGCCTTGCTGTCTGCGTCCAGCATCGCTTGGTAGATGGCTACCTTGGCGACCTTGAGCAGTTCGGTGTTGAGGGCGGCCTTGAAGGCATCCCTTTGATCGGTAATCCGGCCAAGCTCCAGGCGGAGCGTGATGGTCGGATCGTGGGGTTGTTCGTTACTCATTGTTGGTATTGGGTGGGAGAATGATGGCGTCCTCGACGGACTTCAGTTCGTTTGCGACCTGCTTCATGGATTCCAATTGCTTCCGGCCTTTCTCGACCAGATCTACCAGCTCGGAGACTGACATCTCATGCTGGTCCTTCTTTCCTTTGTTACCAAGATGGATCGCCGCCGCAATAGCAGACAATCCATGTCCGCTCGCTTCCAGCGTCCATCGTGCGGCCTGGAACCGGACCTGCGGGGGAGCGGCCGGATCGGTGAGCAGGGACTGCATGACCAGCCAGGCTTGCGTCGCCCCGCCGGTCTTGATGTCCATGTCCCGCTTCAGTTCGATCGCTTCCCGGATCTTATGGGAAGCCAGTTGGGAGTTGCCGTCTGCGTAGCCTGCGGCCTTGCCGGCCTGGACTGCGTTGCCGCCGTTGGCGACATAGGCATCGACGAAGGTTTCCTGCTGCTTCGTCAGCGCAGGTTCGACGTCGTGGCGGATGACCAGGCCGCCCTTCCATTGGTCCTTATCGTTTTGCTTTGGCATCGTGTTTGGTCTGCTTCCAGTTAAAGCCGTTATCAATGCACCATCGGTGGACATTGACATGCGGTACGCCGAGCATGAAGGCGACGTCGCCTTGGGTCTTACCCTCGGCGGCAGCCCGGACAATCACACTCTCCCACTTTGATTTGTCGTACTTGCGACACTTGCGGGAGCGGACCTTCTTGAATCCGATGCCGAGGATCTCGGCCCAGTTCTTGATGGTGGTGATGGAGAAGCCCAGCTTCCGGGCGACCACCGGCATGCAATGGCCGGCTTCCGCCAGTCGGCGCAGGTCGGCCCTGTATTCGCAGATCCTGGCGGCCCGGGATGCGAACATCAGCCGGCCTCGGAATGACACGGCTCCTCGGTTCTGGAACCGCAGGATCGGTGCGTCGGCGTTGGTGATTAGCTCGCTCATCGGACATTGATATTGATCTGGTGGGCCTTCATAAATTTGCGGTCGGGTACCTTGTGCATGTTATACCCATATGAACCGAAGCCTGCCATGCCCATGTTATAGGCAAGCCAAGTCTCGCCTGCGTTGGCCGGCCGGCCTAGACGCCTCGACACCTTTGACCGGAGGTAGGCCAGCCATGTGCGTGCGTATTCCCGGGCGATCTCCGGATCAGTAGCCATGCGGTAGGGGTAGGTCTTCAGACCGACCTGCCTGCGGACTTCGGAGCAGTCCATCCAAGCGACATGCCAGAATTGGAACGGCCCTCTGGCCCGGCCTGTGTCGCCGGCTGGGGTGTCGGCTCCACGTCCGGAGGATTCGGTATGCTCCACGGCGTCCACCCATTTCTCTGGGACAGGCGCGATGGATGCGGCGATAAATGCGAGGGTTGAGAACATGTCGGTGGGTTGGGACACCGACGCTGACTCCTTATTTCTTCTTGGCAACCTTCTTTTTTTCAACGGCTTTCTTTTTCCTGGCCCGGCCGGTTCCCGATATGGGAAGCCCGCCGGCGTCGCCGTACTTCTTGATGCCTGCCTCGACGATCATCCTGCATCGCTCCCAAAGGCTGACGTTGTCTCGGCCGTCGTCGGCCATGCGGATGATAGGGCGGTTACTCATGGCTTTCGGATTACTGTACGACTGTCCTTGTCATATTCAAACTCTTCCCAATCGGCCGGGTCGTAAGCGCCGGAGTTGATCTCGGCACCGACCTCGTCGGATGCGATTGGTCCGTTGGGCAGGTCCAGCCACTTCTTGTCCTTCCCGCCCTTGGCGGCGGCGGCGACCAGCACCTTCTGGAGGAGCATGTCGTCCACAAGGTGGGCGAATTCGCCCGGGCCGATGGATCGCAGGATCGAGGGAAGCTCGCCTCGCCGGCGGTACAGCCCGGACTTGGCGTTCTTGCCCTCGATGGAATAGGGATGTCCTGCCCTGGCTGCCAGGGTGACGGCGGCGACCAGCCATGCCTGCCGCTCCAGGAAGTTGACGTCGTTGAACTTGTCCTTGTCGGTGACGTCCACCAGCGTGCCGATCTCCGTACGCAATAGCGTACGCTCGGAGTCGAGCATCTCCGGGTTGTTGGCCTTGATGATGGCGGCCTTCCATAGGTGCTTGCGCTTTGGCACCAAGCCCATGCCCTTCATGCGTCGGTCATAGTCGGACGCATGCCACACGCCGATGGCACCACGGAACGCACCCAGCAGGGCCGACGAACCTCGGACCTGGGACGCCATCTGCTCGGCGTTCCGGATCGGCTCGTCGCCTTGCTTCTTGATGTGGTGGATGACGATCAAGGCCGCACCTAGCTCGCCGCCGACCTGGCTGGCTACTCGGATGAATTCGTTGATGACAGTCGCGCTGTTCTCTTCGCCGTGCAGCACGGAGTTGAGGGTGTCGATGACCACCAGCTGGAGGTTCGGGATCTGCCGGAGCAGGGCGAAGAATTCCAACCACTTTCGGGATGGTCTAGACTCCTGGGTCTTCGGGTCTTTCTCGACGAGGGCGAAGGCACCACCGGAGTTAATGGTAGGCAGGATGATCAGATCGTCGCCGGCTTCACGACGCCTGGTTCCGTCTGCGTCCATGTCGGCCATGCGGATATGCAGTTCGTCCTTGTCGTCTTCCGTCGTTAGGATGACCACGGCACCCTTACGCATGACCGGCATGCCGCACCATGTGTCGCCCTCCCGGCGGGCCGCAATCTTCAAGGCAAGGTCCAGCACCATGAAGGTCTTGCCGGCTCCGCCCTCGGCGACCAGCAGCTGGTGCTTGGCGGCCTGGAGCCAGTTCTGAACGAGGAACTGACGCTCTGGCCGGGGAGCTAGGCTCCACCGGTGTGCGGCCCACACGGCCAAGCCCTTGCCTTCGTCGAGGATCGGCTTCTCCGGCTCCGGCATGGGTCCGTTGTTGTGGATGTCATTACGGAGCAGGCCCAGCCACTCGGTGTCGAAGCGTGACTCCGGCCACGGAGGATTCATGTGTGCCTGCATCCATCCGTAGGTGGCGAGACGCGCAGCGTCCAGGGTCATCTTGCCGATGCGTGCGGTGTGGATGTAATGGCCGGCGACGCCATTGAATGCGGACCACCGGGTGGTACCTTCTCCGCCGGCGGCGACGTCAGCCGTGAGCATCTCGACGGCCGGCGTATGCGTCTTCGGCATGAGCGGATCGACAGGGACTTCCTTGATGGCCCACTCCGACTCCGGCATGCGTGAGGCTTCGGCGAGAGGGCATGCGACGACTGCGGCCGGATCGTGACGCTCGATGACGACCAGTCTCTTCACCCCGGACTTGCCGTGGATGGAGCCGGCCACTCGGATCGGCTGATGGGCGCGACCATATGGGTTACCATCCACACCCAGGCCGAACTGGATGTCAGCTCCTGCCTTGCGTGCGATGGAGTCACGCACGAACACGACGTGGGCAACTGTCATATCTGCAACCTGCCAGTATGCATGACGCTTTGCCTTTCCCTCCTCGGTCATGCCACCGGACAACACGACCATGGCGGCCGGTCCGAATTCCTTCTCGACGAAGGCAAGCTTGGCGTCGGTGTCGCCGGTGTCGAAGTCGGCGCAAACAGTACGGAACACGTCACAGTTCTCGGCCGTTCCACGATCCTCCTTGAGGGTGCAAGGGACGATGAAGGTGGCGACGTCGTGCTGTCCCCACCGGGTGGCGTGGAAGATCACGGCGGACACGAACCTGTCCCAGCCCATTCGCTCCGGCTCCAGGAAGATGTCTTCACGGAACACCCCTTCGCGGGACGTCCCCTTTTCTCCGATGCCTCGGAGGCACACGAAGCCCTTGGCTTCCCGGCCGAACAACAGTTCGACGTGGGTGGCGACGGCTTCGTTGTCGATTGGAATCATGTCGGTCATGTTGGGTCGTTTATTCCTGGGCGTTGGGCGTCCTAGGTCAACTCCACAATCTCACCCTTGGCCTTGAGGGAAAGGACCAGCCAGCCGGCGGTCAGCTCGTCGAGCTGTCGCATGTCCTCCGGGGGTACGACAAACGAAAGCCTGCCGGCGCCACGGAAGTGCTGGAGCCGGTCCGGTCGGATGACTTCGGCCCTATTGGCCCATCCCATGAAGGTCACGGAACGCTCGTTGTATTCCACACGCATGAGGGCGTAGATGTCCACAAGCTCCTTGGTGGTGATCTCTCCATTGATCTCGTACGAAGGCACCAACAGGTGGGGGTTGACGTGGTGGCTGGACTTGACCTCCACGGACTGGCCGTTGCCGGCCATGAAGTCCACGCTCCCGGATCGGGGCGAGACTGTGTCGTCACGCTCCATGCTGAAGATCTTGGAGAAGGCGATCTCGCCCAGCAGGCCGACCAGGTCCATGACTTTGCCGGATTGCTTGCCGACGTGCTGGTCCGGGACGCCGGCGGCTCGGCTCGACTCATGCCTGGCGAGGCTTTCAGCCTCGGCCTGGGTCATGGTGATGTCGTCCAGTTTGATGCGGATCTTCACAGCGCGCGGATGAAGATGGGAGTCTGCTCGCCTACATGCGAACCCATGACATTGAAGCTCATGTGTTCGATGGCGTCCTCTTCGGACATGCCGTCGGCCATCAGCACGCGGACGCAAGTCTCGTAGTCATAGACCACGCGCACCTCGCCGGAGTCGGTGACGCCGATGATGGCGGCGTCGAAGCCGTCTGCGGTGAGCGTCGTGATGTCAGCGTCCTCGACGTACATCTCCAGGTTCTTGCGGTTGTCTTTCGCCTGCTGCTTGAGCATGGCCTTCTCGGTTTTGTGGATCTTCATGTTGGTTCAAAGGCTTCCCCATTGCGTAGCCATGGCATCGGCGATGCCCTGGAAGGTCTTGGACCTGTACTTCATCCTCTCCAGGGGCTTCATCCTCATGGATTCGACATGCCATATCGGATCCTTACGGCCGTCCTTGTAGGTGTAGAACTGCGGCTCGACGATCTTCGTCGGCACAAGCTCCGGCAAGTCCTTCAGCCAAAGCCCGGTCTTCTTGCTGTGCGGGTCGCCGAACTGCCATGGCTGGATATACTGGGTCGGCTTTCGGTACATGCTCGACACCACTCCGACAGGATTCTCAAGGCAGATGCGTGGGATGTTGCACTCGAAAAGTTGCTTGAAGAATTTAAGCGCGTCTTCCCTCTGCTGGTGTCTGTCCGGGAACCTGTCCTTGAATTCCGGCTTGAACCACTTGTTACCGGTGACGGTCAAGTAGGTGCAGGGAGGATGGCCGATCATCAGATCCCAGTCGTTGCTGTTGCGGTCATCGATCAAGTCGAAGACGCTGCCGTGGTAGTGCGGACCTGGGACGTCCGTGGGGAGAAGGTCGCACGAGATTGCCTCATGTCCGGCCTTGATGAATGCGTCCCGGACTGTGCCGGAATACTCGCATGCGATTAGTACTTTCATGTTCGGTGTTGGGTTGGGAAATTACCAAGACCAAGTCTTGGGAGGCTCGACGTCCGGCGTCTTCTGCTCGGATACGCCGTGGCAACGCTTCTTATAGTCGCACCACTTGCACTTGAAGTCATCGACGCCACGGCCGATGCGGCCGAGCTGCTCCGGGTTGTCGGTCTTCACGATGCGGACGGCGCGGTCGATGTACATCTGGGCGTCGCGGGCGTTGAAGGCGACGATCTCGACATGGATCTCTCCGGTGTCGCGGTTGATGGCCGTGAACAGGCACGACAGCAGGTCTTTGTACGCCATGTAGATCTGGACCTGGGCGTAGTACACAGGCTTGGAATCCTTCAGACCCTTCTTCACGACGTCGCTCCAGCTCTTGTCTCCGAGGGCTTTGTTTTCCCACAGGCATGGGTAGAGAAGGCCGGCCACGGCAGGGCCGCCGTTGATGATGCCGTCGAGATGCCCCTTGAACTTGTCGCCGGCGTCGGAGATTCCGAACTGCTTGCCGTCCAACTGGTGGGTCTGTAGGTCGAAGCCTGCGAAGATCATGTACTGGGCGACGCGGGTTTCGCCGTCATGGCCCATGTCGAAGATGCGCAGGGTGTTGGCCTTGAATTCAGCACCTTCGTCCTTCGGCGTCAGATGGTATTCGTACGCCAGGCGTCGCTCGCATTCGTCGCCGATGCGTGAAGCTCCGAGGTACTGTCGCGGAGTCTGCTTGCCGCGATGCTCTTTGATGGCTGCGTCGATCAAGGCTTTGACACCTTCGGCGATCTGGCAGGGTTGGGTTTCTGGTTTGAACATATTAAATGGAAAGTACTTTGGCTTTGATGAAACGCTCCCGCCACTTCCAAGTCAGCGCACACGTCGCACGGTACTTGGTCATGCCGGCGGCGGAGAAAACATCAAGCCCAAGCTGGATGAGTTGCTTGTCGGATGGAGGCTCGGTCAGCCAACGCTTGCTCTTCCTGGCGGCGTCCTTGTCACCATGCTCCCGGAGGTAGTCGTCGGCGGAGGCGATGGCCTGGAGGCGGTCGTCGGTGACGGCGATGAGGGTGGCACCGGTGGATCCGTCCTTGCCGCCGATGGCGTACTGCTTGCCGTCGTGCTGGACGACGCATGCCCACGCGGTCATGGCCGAAGCGATGGTCACCATGCCGTCCCAGAAAGACTCCCATCGGAAGGGGGACATGTCCATGATCTCCACCTCGGTGAGGGTGAAGTTGATAAGCTCACCTCGTTCCTCGGCTTCCTTCTGGCGACGCTCGACGCCGTCGAAGATATGCTCGCAGGCCGGGCATACGGCCACCCCTAGGGGTACCTCCATCTTGCATGAAGGGCAGACCTTGGTCCTGGCGACGCCTTTGATAGGCTCCAGTACCACGTCAGTCTCAAGGCCGCCGTGGGTTAGGATGGAGTATCCGAAGTCCAGCACCACGCAGTCGGACTTGATGGCTCCCGGATGTTTCTCCGGGTCTACCTTGCGCAATCCACGACCGATCATCTGGATCATGGTGGACTTGAATGAGCAAGGCCGGAGGAGGATCACGCAACTGACTGTCTGGCAGTCGTAGCCCTCGGTCAGCACGGCGACGTTGACCAGCACCTGGGTGCGGTCCTTCTCAAAGTCGATCAAGGCACGCCTGCGGTCGCCGTCTGACAGGTTGCCGTGGACGATGTCGGCCTTGATGCCGGCGTCGCAGAAGGCTTGGGTGACATGCTCCGCATGCTCGACCGTTGAGCAGAAGGCGATGGTCTTCCGTGTGCCGGCCTTGTCTCTCCATTCGGCGATCACTCTCTCCGTGACGGCCTGCTTGTCCATGATGGATTCGACCTCGGCCATGTCGAAGTCGGCGACAGTACGCTTAACGCCGGCCAGTTCGGATCGTAGACCGCAGTCGATGACGAACACGCGGGGGCGGACTAGGTTGCCGGCGTCGATCAGCTCCTTGATTGAGATGACGTCGGCGACGTTGGAGAATACTTCGGCGAGGGCTTTCTTGTCGGCGCGCTGGGGGGTGGCTGTGACGCCGAAGATGTGTACCAAGGGGTTGATCTCCCTGGCCCTGCCGATGATGCGGAGGTAGGATTCGGCGGCCACATGGTGGGCTTCGTCGATTACGAGCAGGTCCACCGGTGGCATGGTAGCTAGGTTCTCGTCCCTTGCTAGGGTCTGGACCATCGCAAATGTGACGCCATCCGACCATCGTTTGCGGTCGGCGGCGT